CAGAATTCCTTTTTCGTAAAGTCCGGTATAGTATTCTGAACGTGCCCAACGGTTAGTGGGTAACATTGAACCTGAAACCATAACTATATCGCATTGTAAGGTTGAAATATCATTCACGATTTCTTTAACTCCGTTTTCAAATGAAACGTCATTAAAAGTAGTTTCTTTGACTTTGTGATTCGGTTTAAGAAGTCTTACGATTTTCTTTCCAGTGTAAACACTTGGTATCATTTCAGCTACTACTTTTGCTAATTTGTTAATAGCTGTTTCAATCTTCTTTCTTTTGTACTGTGCCCTGTTCTGACCTTCTTCTTGGATTACCAAGGTAGCCTTATAAGTCTCAGGTGCTTGAGATGCGTCTCCGTCCATAAATGGATATGCACCCAGAATCCTTTGGATTTGAGAAATAATCATTTGTCTATCTTGGAATATTCCCGCAGGCATAGGAGGATATTGTGAGAATACGGGCTGACCTCCTACTTCGGTGTCAATTTCGATTACCTTAACCCCTGCTTTACCTTGTTCGTCTTTTAATTGCTGCTTTGCTCCACTTCCTTTTTGGACGAATACGATTAAATTCGTTATCGCAGATATGTATGCTGTAATTTTAGAGGAGATTTTATTTAATTGTTCCTGAAGTGGGCGAATCTTCCTTATATCCCCTGATGGGAAGGGATTCCTTTGATGATGATTCATCGCCGTGACGATAGGATATCGTGAAATCGGGAGTACATCTTTATAATAAAGTTTACCGCCTATTGAAAGAACTCTTTCGATTCTATCTACGAGAACTTCTTTCATTTGGATAGCACCTAATTGAATCAAGTACCCTTTATTGGTTTCGTTTATTTGAGTGGTAGAACCCGGAATCGAAGCTGAATGTTCAACCCCTTTCATTATTTCTAATCTTTGTGTTATCTGCCCATCGGGAGTGACTTCCGGGAAAGCCATATAATGCACCGTATCGCCCATAGTGTTTTTAATTCCTAACCAATACTGAACCTCATCGTCTTTTATGATGTATTCTTCCTGTCCTTGCCGCACTAAAATAACCGCAGGTTTATTCCAGTATTCATTTCTCTCATTCTCATCATATAGATGTTCAATTTCCATTTCCTGAATGTGGAATCTTTTAGATTTAATCTTCGTGTATCTGTCGATAATTAAGTAGTATTTATGGTCTTCGTTATTAACGATTTTTAATATCTGTCCTTCGGTGGGGGTGTAATTCGAGTTGGGAATGTCATCATCATTAGATTGTTTAGCCTCAGTGAAATCAAAATCAGGGTAAAGATTTTCTATATATTCCTTAGTGCATTTTTTAACTATCATTTTATCAGATGCGTCTTCGGTGTCGTCTCGTTTTGAATTGGGATCGATGTAAACTTCCAGTGGATCTAAATCTGTTAAAATAATCTCTCCCCTTCCGTAGTCCGCTCTCATATCCGCATAAGCCATCATACACCACATCCCTGCGTCTATAAAATCTTCAGTTGACATCCTGTTTCCTGTGTCGCCGTCTGAGTTATACCAGATGTGTTCCATTAAATCAGCGAGTTTAGCAGCAACATTAACATCGGATTTTTCCTTACCATAACTCATCCATCTTGGAGAGTTTTTAGTAAGTTGAGAAACAATCTGGTCTCTCGCCGGGGAGGTCTCGTTAATAGTAAGTGCAGGTTGGTTAGCCGCTTCTAACGACTCAGTGTCCACAGACTTCCATTGCACGTTAGCCACGAAAGCCCTATCATCGGCTACGTTCTGTGCAAAAATTTTCCTGTCGTTAGAACGATAGCGTTCAAACTTTTCTTCTGAACGTCTTACATCTTTATCTTTATTCGGCATTTATTAACTCATATAATTTTTTAATTAACTCTACTGTGAACGACCACCCACAGCCTGGACACCAGAGCATTTTATCATTAACTTGGATTTCTTCTCCGCATTCGCATTTCATTTTATTAAAATCGGATTTTCTTTTTGCGGTCTGATTCCGTTAAATCTATTTCTGTTGACTTCACAGAATAAAACATCTGTTAAGTGAAATCTTCTTTTAAGTTCTTGTTTACATTCAGGGCATTCTTTCAAGGGTTCATCCTTAATAGATTCTAATTTTTCAAATTCCCCGCATCTGCCACATTTATAGGTTCTGGTAACTATGCTGCTAACCATCCCTTCGTGTTCTTTGTGTTTCTTAAAAAGTATTTCATATCATCATCTTCGTTACTTTGGATAGTATGGTCGGGTTTATAAAGCCCTCTCGTAGCGTAGTAAAATCCATCAATAGTGTCATCGTGCTTGCCTCTGGGGTACATCAAAAGTTCATCTAAAAAATCTTCCATACCTTCTTGGAAATAAATTTTCTTATTGTAAAAGAAAGGATGTAAGGTTTCTAATCTTGCTGACTTCTCGGTTTTAGGATTGTATTTTTTTTCAAGTCCGGGCAAGTAAAGTCCTTCTTCTTCTAAGCGTTGTCTTAAATACTGTCTTAACATTTCCTGATATCCGACTGATTCAACGAACCCTCTCGCAGGTTTTAATCTCTTAATCAAATCGATAATTTGTTCAGCGTGTGCGGTAGGTGTCACTCTTTTTCTAAAGTAAGGAAGAATGAAAATATTCCCGTCTTTATCATAAGCTATCGGCATTGTAACGGAATAATCCGCAGTTTGCTTAGTAGAGGAAGCGGGGTCGATTCCTATGAAGATGTTCACTGGTCTCGTTTCTTGAAGTTCAGAGCCGTTTAATTTATCTATTCTAAGGAATGCCTCGCTTCCTATGTGTTCAATCGTCCCACTGTATTTTTGTATGTATTCTGCCTTAAAAAGTTGGTCTTCTTCACCTACGATTTTACATTCGTACTCACTGTAATATTTAGAAATCTTACCCTGTTCTTCATATTCTTTCTTTTTATTCTCTAAATAATCCCAATTACGCATTTCCTCCCATAAGAGTTTCTTCTCCCCGTTTTCTTCCCAGCGTGCAGTATAGTGTTTAGAAACCCAGCCAATAGAGTCGTATAACTTATCTACTATACATCCTTGCCTTACTGGTGTTCCTACTACCAAAACCCTACCTAACCTTTTATCTATACCTTCTTTAATGCCAGCGAACTTGCTATAATTGGCATCCATCGTTTCTTTAGTCTTTGTGTTATCTTCGTCATCGGGGTCATCTAAATAAAAAAGCGTAATACGAGTGGATTCTACTCTGATTTCCCCATACTCGTCCTGTGTCGTTCCGCTTTCAAGAGTACCTCTTGCAGGTTGCATCGTACCGATAGCCCTTATAGTAATAGTTCTCCCACCAAGAGTAGTTTTGATTTTATTCTCTCGCCAAGTTTGTGCGACTTCTCTGCCTGCGTAACCGAATAGATTCCTAAAAGCAGTAGAATAGTCTAAGATGTCCTGTATGGATTTAAGTCTATTTATAGCTTCATCCCTTGTCTTCGATTGGATAATAACTACTTTGTCCCCATCATCGAATAAGCAATGATGTAAAACAAATAAAATAGCGAATGTGGACTTAGCAAAACCTCTGGGTGCTTGAATACATAGCTGGTCGATGCTTCTATCCATTAAAAGCGAGGTAACTTCTTTATGGAATTCAGGCGAAGATAGATAGAACCAATTCGGTGCTATTGTTTTACCGAATTCTAATAAATCTCGGTAGCACCTGTTAAGAATTTCCTTCTTAGCTTCTAACTGAAGGTCAAGAACTTCTCCCGCCTCTTTTTTAGGTCTGCCTCTATGTTTTTTTATTTCTTCCACTATTTTATTTTAGGTTTTAACACATCGTCCATTTGCCAAGGTTGCGGTCTTGTTACTTTAAAGACTCCGGGTTGGATTATTTTCTTCTCTGTCATTTTCGGTGCATCTTTCTCGAAGGTTATTTCACTTCTTCTTGCTCGTTTTGCTCTTTCTTTCATATTCTTTAGATTTAGTTAATAAAAAAAGCCAAACCTCTCAGATTTCTCTGAAAAATTTGGCTTGCTTAAAAAACTTCCCGATTTGAGCTTCTATGAGAGGCTTGGGAAGCGTGTTGCTCGCTTGTATTTTAGTTAAAAGTTATTCTGGTTCTTTAGATTTATATTTATTTTTAGTTAATTCTTTTAGTGCCTTAATCAAAATTTTAATTTCGTCCATATTGTGTGTTGGTATTTCAAAGAAATCAAATTCTCCATCGGATTTAACCTTATCATTTTCATTTTCATAAAACATAAGAGTAAAATGATCTGAATAATCTCTACTTAATCCGAGTCTTTTCTTTTTCCCATTCCACAGACCGTCCCAAATGGTAATATCAAATGATGGATTCCAATCAGAACTGTTGTCTACGACTTTCAATTCATCACCCTATTTTGCCGAATACTTGTTTTGTTTTCTTATTCAATTCGCCACCAAGTTTTCTTTGTTTGTAATACAAATCCAGTAAATTAGTTGTTTACCTTCTGAATTCGTGTAAGATACTTTTATTCTGTCTCCTTTAACCATCTTAGCTTCAAATGTCTGACCGTTTGAGAGAGTGAAGACTAAAGTCAATTCATATCCTCAAAAATACTTATTTTTCTATGACATTTAGGGCATTCTACGTTATCTCCTAAAATCTCAGTGTCGAATTCATTTTCGCATATATCGCAAGTAAAATGCTGTTTTTCAGGGGTAAAGTTAAACATCGGCTGTGTGTCGTCTTGATACCTGCGATACACCAAATACGCTACACAAGTGCTTAAAACACCTAAAATGAGACCTATGGTTAAATAAATCATCACCAAGTTTTCTTTATTGGTTATACAAATTTCTCAATTTAGTTTCCCATCTGTTAAAAGAATCTTCTTTTCCATTTCATCGTAATCGTTTTCTGTAAGATGATTGTCTAAAATGTGCCAGACGAAATTAACCCCGTTTCTTAATCCTGAATAATAAGCTAAATTATGAAGTGTCATTAAGTCACCCGTTCCGGCTTGGGCTTTGTCTTTAGCTTGTCCTTCAAGTGATTTAATTTTGCTTGAAGTGTCAGAAAATTTAGATCGAAGGTTCATAGCTTAGTTATTATCGAGTTTATGTTGGCAT